CCGCTATTTTATCTTTACGGGCCTTCGTTAATTCCTGCGGGTGGCGGGGGTCGAAGCACCTGGAATGGACTATGAATCCATCCCAGGTTTTGAGCATTTTGCTTCGGTATTCCCGACCGCCGCAAAGGTCGCATATCGCCAGGTGGTCGCCGCTATGATAAGGCCATCTGGCCATATGCAATCCCCTTACACGTTGATTGCTATGCCGGTGGTTGCGTAAGTCGGTACTGCGCCGGTAATGAGTACGCCGGTTGAAGTTGACAGCTTCGTGTTGTTGACTGACGAGCAGTCCTTGACAAGTATCTGCCCCACCGTCAAAGCGGCGGTTTCGATACATTGCGCGGGAACGGCTGCGGCAATCTTGGAGTTGGCAAAGATGCAGTTGTCGAACACCATGATACGTTCAACGTCCGTTGCGTTGGCTCCGTAAACGTGGCGGCCATTGACATGACCGGCTGATTTCCAGAAGTTGCAATTACGGAAATACACGTCGCGGGATACCTTGCCAGCCCCGGCAATGCCAGCGGTCAGCCTTACGGAAGGCCGGATGGTCGTACCGGTCTGAGCATCGGCCATGGAACCGAATGTGCAGTTTACAAACTGGGTAGAATCCCCGTTCTGTACAAACTCCGAGGCGGTAGTCTGGTCAAGGTCGGTGGACTTGTAGAACTCACAGCAATCGAAAAGCGTGTACTCGCCACCCTCTACAAAGGTGTAAAGGCTCTCCGTTACGGTGTTTGCGGAAGTAAATTTGATGTTGGTAAAGCTGTTGCGGATACCTGTGTTCAGTACTGCGCCAATGTCGGTGGCCGCTGTGGTAACTCCCATGCTAATTTTTGCATTCTGGCCGTACAGTCTGCCGGAAGTACCGTCAAGACCGATGAAGTGAATACGGTTTTTACTGACGGTCAGCATTTCGGTCAGTACGTGGGAGGCGTTACCAATCAGGCAGATAACGTCATCTTTGTTGGTTGTGGCGCTGTCGTAAGCCTTGGAAATGGTTTTGAACGCTTTTGTCGAACTTTTGCCGGAATTGCCATCACTGCCATTGGTATAGTCTACCCAATATACAGTCCCAGAACTCACAGGAATGCCACCACCGCCAAACAACGGAATCCCATTCCAATAAGGCCCACCCGAACCAAAATTATAACCACTCATTATTGTCTCCTTGCACTAAGTTAATAGCAGGGGGCCGAAGCCCCCCACAAGGGTTGTTAATTAAGCACCAGCCGAACCAAAAATCCCGCGCGGATCGTTCCAGCCTACTGCAAAACGCATACGTGCTTTGTATTTGGCATTCTCTGTGTCAAAATCGTTCTCTGGGGAAGGGTTAAAGTTATCCGCATCCCGCTCTTGGTAGATGAGTCCGTCTTGTACGTTGGTTTTGATGAACCAGCCGTCGGTGTCGGTCAGGTAGTGGTTGACAGCGATGCCGTCAGGGAAGATCCCTTTCGACTTGAGGGCATTAACTGCATTGTTGGCAGTATCGTACTCAAGCGAAGATTTCAGGATTCTTTCAGCGTCGAAGATCAAGGCTGTCGGGATGATGAGTTTCTTCGGCATGGCCGAAATGGTCAATCCCCGGTCGTTGGTGAATCCCATGATTTGAATCGAGGCGCTTTCAAGCGCGTCGCCGGTCAGGTCGGATGCCACTGACAGCTTGTTCGACCATGTGCCGCCTGCTACGTTCGGATGAGCAGTAGAAAGCATGGTCACGCCGTCGCCGCCGTTGTAGCCGGAAGTCTCTGCGCGGTTCAGCACGTTGGCACATACAATTTCTTTGGTCTGCCGCATGGAAAAAGCCAGCGCCTGTGCAAAACGCTTCATGAAATCGCCGTACTGATTGTCATCGTACATCTCGCGGGTAATGACGAATCCGAGAGCGTAGACGATGTTGGTCAGGCGGGTAACAAAGCCCTGCTGCGCAGAGTCGTAGCTGATTGCCCCACCCTGTGTTTTGACGGGGGCCAGGCCGAACATCGAGGTTCCAACATACTCTTCATATGCCTTATCGCTGGAAGTCTTGTCAAAAATCTGACTGAACTCCTGCGGGTACTCGTTGTATTTATCCCCGTAAATCTTGTTGATTCCAGGCCAAAGGAGCTTGGAAAAATTACCGGTCGTAATAGGTGTAGTCATTTATGTATCCCCCTTATGCGTGAAACGCTTGTTCAGCGCGTGTGAACATGACATTGTAGCGGCCCCATACCTCGGTCGGAGTGTTGCCCGTGAGGTTGGGTACTTCAACAACAGTGAAGTCAGCGTTTGAGCTGGTGGTGATCTCACATGCCGACGTGCCGGTAGTTGTGCTGCCTGCGGTGTAGAGCAGGTCAACAGTATCGCCTACCACTTTTGTCAATGCCGTTGCCGTCTGCGCTTCAAAGATTCCATCTTCGGCGGGAACGTAGAATACACACCATTCCGTGTGGGTGGATTCGCTATCGTCGTAAAAACGCTTGCTAAGGTTGTCGGGGTTGAACGGGCCGGAAGGTATCCCGTTGACGAATTTTCCGAAACCTACGGCAACGCCCAGAAAAGCGGCGTCATCGGTGGCACCTGGAGCGGCAAGGCCGGATTCCAGATTGAGCGGGTCGCCTACGAAAATATCAGCACCATCAGCAACGCCGATAGCACGGACTACACTAGACAGCGGTGCTCCGCTGATTGTTTTAACGAGTCGGAACCCGTTGGGTCGATCTTGATTTGCCATGTTATGTTCCTCTTGCTAGTAAACTAGCGGTTGAGTTTAATTTCTCCCTCAAGACCTTGGTCCTTCGGGCGCTGTTTTAACTGCTGTTCGGTTGCGTCGATCTTGCCTTGCTTTGCGGCCTGATCTTCGTTGTAAAGGTCGATGGGTATCCGCATCAGGTATACTCGATCTTCGTTATCCCCCGATGTCGTAGCAACTACACTGCCGATGTTCGATGCTCTGGCAATGTTCGGGTCGCCTATTTTGAAGTCGCCCTCTACCATTTCGTAACCACCATCCAAGAACTTTTCAACTCTGCCCCTTGTGCCTCTTACCCTGTGGTAATGGAAATTAGCGAGGTCAAGATTTGAATCGTCAATGCTTGACGGGTCTCGAAGTCCTACAGGTACGCGTTTTTTCTTTTCAGCAAACTTGGCAATGTTCTTAACTGTTTCCTCTGCCATTTTTGCCATATGTATGTCTGGTGTCGCCCCTTCTGGGTAGGTGCGGATTGTTATCCCTTCTGGCAATTCTACTTTTTCGGCCACGATAGGCGGCGTTACTTTCTTCGGTGAGAGTTTGTGTCCCTTTTGGAATCCCATATCTAAGCTCCTATCAGGCCGTTGTCGGCCAAAGATTTAACGTATTCGTCCCTGCTCATAATGCCCATTCGCTCGAAACGGGAGGCTACACTACGCTGTTCGTCGTTCAGGTCTTTGAAAGAAAAGACCTTTTTGGTTCCGGTCGGTACGGTGCGGCCTGTCTCGACAATTGACGCACCTTGACGGGCCGGGTTGCTGAATTTATCGGGAAACGCCTTCTTGACTGCCTTGCCTACCTCGTTCAAAGATTCTTCCATGTCCATCTGCGGGTTGCGCTTGAACAGAGATTCCTGATAACTGATTGCAAAAGTCGCCATGTCGGGATTTTCATTAAACCATTTGTTTTCGGGGCTACCGACCCATGATGCAACAGCCGGGTGAACGCCGCCGGTCATCTTAGGCGGTATCTCGCTATGGATCTGGGCAATCTCCCGGTCGATAGCTTCAACGCGGTCTGAGTCGGCAACGCTTACAGCTTCTCGCTTCTCCCGTTGCAGGTCATTAATCGCTCTGCGGTAGGAGGATTCTGCTACCTTGTCAATATGTCCGGCCATGTCGTGCAGGGCTTTTTCCTGTTCCTTCAACTTCTTGCCCTGATTCTTGAGGCGGTCATAGAGAGGGGCGCGTTTTACAAACTCTTTCGCGTCAATCCATTCCGAGGGGTCTCCGTCATATTCCTCCAGCGGTTTCCAGCCTCTTTCCTTCGCGGTGTCAAAGAACGTATCTGCTTGTGTTTCCGTGGGCGCTGCCGTCTCAATCTGAGACACGTCTGTTGTTACGGTTTTATCGGGCATTTGCCCCTCCTTATCTTTCTACCGCGATAACGTCGCTATCATTCATCATCCTGTATTCAATATCG